CCTAGTTGCGGGAATAGTAGCGGGGCATTAAGATTGCCGCGTTACCTCCTATATGTGTTTGCCCGGAGGGGAAACCTTCCGGGCTTTTTTAGGATCGGGCAAGTCGTAAGACCCCGCTGACTGCTGGAAAGACAGCCGATCGGTGCGAGCGTATCGCGCAAGGAATTATGGCCCCAGTAATGGACAAGCCTTCCGAGAGTCATTATCAATGGTTTTTTGGAGGGTCTATCAATGGCCGACAATATTGCATCAGTCTATGCCGTCCAATACGGCACTAACATCTCGCTGCTATTGCAGCAAAAGGGTTCCAAGCTGCGCGGCTCCGTGCAGATGGGTTCGTACAAGGGCAAGCAATCAGAAGTTGTGACGCAGTACGGTGCGACCGCTGCTCGCGCTGTGAGCACCCGCTATGCTCCGATCGTTCCGGTCAACACGCCGAACGACCGCCGCTGGGTGTTTCCGGAAGATTTCGATTGGGCCGACTTGATCGATTCGTTCGATAAGCTCCGTCTCCTCGCCGATCCGCAGTCTGCCTATTCGCAGAACGGGTTGTACGCGATGGGCCGTGCGATGGACGATGTGATCATCAACGGTATGCTCAACGACAACAAGACGGGCGAAGCGGGCGGTACGACTACCGGCTTTGACACCAGCAACCAGCGCGTTGCGGTGAACTACGCTGCCTCGGGCAACGTGGGCCTCACGGTAGACAAGCTGCGCGAAGCTCGCCGCATTCTCATGGAGAATGAGGTTGATCTCGACGCCGAGCCTGTGTACTGCGCGATCAGTGCCGAGCAGCACGATGATCTCTTGGGCCAGATCCAAGTGGTCTCGAGCGACTTCAACAGCGGCGCGCCTGTGATGAAAGATGGCAAGGTCATGCAGTTCCTTGGCATCAACTTCATCCACAGCGAGCGTCTGCCGACCAGCTCGACGTTCCGTCGTTGTCCGGTGTGGGTGCCCTCGGGCGTTCACCTCGGAATGTGGAACGACATCATGTCAAACGTCACGCAGCGTCGTGATCTTTCTTCTCACCCGTATCAGGTCTATCTGATGGGTACCTTTGGTGCGACCCGCACCGAGGAGAAGAAGGTCGTTGACATCCTGTGCGCGGAATAAGGGAGTAAACGAAAATGGCAGTTGTAGCAGTTAAGTCAACCCTTATCACCAACGCAGATGCGACTCCGGTCGTGCTCAACAGCCCCCGTGTTGACGGTGGTTTCGAGCGCGTCTCGGTGGCGACGGCAGCGATCACCAGCGGCGACAGCGTCGGCTCAACGTATCGGATGTTCCGCGTTCCCTCGAATGCGGTGATGACCGATCTCCGTATCTACTCGCCTGATATCGGCACGACCACGATCTCCGATATCGGCTTGTACGACACGGCGGCAGCCGGCGGCGCAGTGGTCGATGCAGACTTCTTTGCCTCGGCGCTATCCCTCAAGGACGGCGCGCTGAACGGTGAAGATGTGCTGCATGAGGCTGCGGTGTTCACCATCGCCAACAGCGGCAAGGAGTTGTGGGATGCGCTCGGTTTAACCGCCGATCCCCACAAGTTCTACGATGTGGCTCTCACCTTAACGGGCGCGGCTGATGCGACCGCCACGGTGAAGCTCGCGGGGCGTTTCGCGGCCTAAGTGGAACGGGGCGGGCTGGGCAACCGGCTCGCCCCATCTCTGACGGAGATTAGTTATGGCAGATCGTTTTTACGGTATTGACCGCGGCGAACAAGGCGTTCGCAATGTGACGGAAGGCGCGGCTTCTACGGCCTCGACGGATGTTGAGTTGCGTGTCGATCTCGCTGCGAACATGAACAAAGATGAAGTTCTGTACGCGATCGAGTCGATCAAGGACGCAATCATCCAAGACATTTGGCCTCCGGCTTAACGGCCGAGGGGGTTTCCCTTGGCTGCAAGTAATACCGCAATCGCAAACCTCGCGCTGACGAAGCTCGGGGATTTGCGCATCCTGAGCTTTACGGACAACACCAAGCCTGCCCGTGAAGTTAATGCCGTCTATGACATGGCGCGTGACTATCTTCAGCGCCGGTTCTCGTGGCGCTTTTGCATTAAGCGAACCACGCTTCCTGCAAGCATCGATGCGCCGCTCTGGGATTATTCCTATCAGTACCAGGTGCCGGCAGACTGCCTGCGCATCATCCAAGTAGGCCAATACTTTCCCACGCCTGATATGTCCGATCTGATCGGTACGGGTGGGCAAGAGTATGTGCTCGAAGGTAAGACGATCCTCTCGAACGATGCAGGGCCGCTCAAGCTGCGCTACATCTCGCGAGTGTCTGATCCCTCGCAGTTTGATACGGCGTTTGATATGGCGTTTAGCGCCTATCTCGCCTACCTCCTTGCCGAGCCGTTGACGGCCGACAACCAGAAAAAGCAGGCAGCATTCAATGACTACAAAATGTCCATTCGCGATGCGGTGATTGCCAACGCAATCGAAAATCCACCGGAGTCTATTGCAGACAATACTTGGATTTTGGCGAGGCTGTAAGACATGGCGCGAGTCTCGCCGGCACTGACAAACTTCAACGGCGGCGAAGTCGGGCCGCTCTTATCCGGTCGCACGGATTTCGAGAAGTACGCAAGCTCCTGCTATCGCATGGAGCGATTCGTTCCAACGGTGCAGGGGCCAGCGAAGCGATCGCCCGGCACGCGCTTTGTCATTCCGACTAGGTACAGCGACAAGGTTTCGTTTCTCAAGCGCTTTGAGTTCTCGTTCGATCAAGCCTATGCGCTCGAGTTCGGCGACTACTATGTGCGCTTTTATACCGACCGCGGTGTGCAGACCACCGATGGCGTCAACATTATCAACATCACGAATGCGAATCCTGGCGTCATCACCTATGACGGCACCGATCCCGCAAACGGTGATTGGTTCCGTGTCGAGGATGTCGAGGGGCTGATCGAGTTAAACGGTCGATACATTCAAGTCGCGAACGTCAACGTCGGCGCTAAAACCTTTGAGATACAGGACACGGCCGGCGACTTCATCGATACGACCGATTACGGCACCTACGTCTATAACGGCGATTTGCGCGGCGTCTACGAGATTGCCTCTCCGTATGCAGCAGAGGATCTCGTCAACGCAGAGGGCGCGTGCGCGCTTTCCATTACGCAGTCGGGCGATATACTCTATATCGGATGCCCCGGCTATGAGCCGCGCACGCTCACGAGATTCGGTGCAACGAACTGGCAGTTCGCGCTCTATAGTCCAACTGATGGGCCATTTCAGCCGACCCCGATTGAAACTAAAAGTTTCAACGTCAATAGCATCAGCGGATTTACAATTATAAATTGCACCACTGATGTTTTTTTGACCGAGCATGAGGGGATGCTGTTTCGGTTTGAGCCGATCAATAGCACCACCGATGCATGGGAAACGAACAAGTCAGTTACGGTTGGCGCTTTGCGCAAGTCAGATGGAAAGATTTATCAGGCGCAAAATTCTGGAACTACTGGAACACTGCGTCCTATCCACGAAGAAGGCATCCAGTCAGATGGTGCGGTGCGATGGTTATATCGGAATCCAGGATATGTCATCGTCAAGATTACGACCGTTCTCTCGACAACAGCGGCGACCGCTCAGATCCTCGGGCCAGGTGTGGCACCGAATGAGCTATATCTCACGTTCGCCGAATGTTTGTATCGGATCGGCGCATGGGGTACAGCACCCGGCGCAGTCTACCCGTACCGTACAACCTTCTTTCGCAATCGCCTCGTATGGGCAGGCGAGCAGCAAGTATTCTTCTCGGTCGCTGGCGACTACGGATCGCACGCAGTTGATACGCAGGGATTGATCCTCGCAGACAACGCGATCTCGCTCACGCTCTCGGTCGGTAACGTCGATAAGATCCGATGGATGGCGGCATCCGATCTGCTCTTGGTCGGCACCGCAGGTACCGAAGTCGCGATCCAAGAAGTGACCACCACTCAGGCGTTCGGGCCTGAAAACTTTAAGTTTGAGATTCAGTCAGCGGAAGGCTCCCGCGAGGTCGAGCCGGTGTTGGTCGAGGACAGCGTGCTCTTTGTGCGTGTCGGCGGCCGGCGCGTAATGGAACTACGATTCGATATCCAAGCGGATGCGTATGTGCCGCGGGATATGAACGTGCTCTATCCTGAGATCGCGAAGGTCGGCATCGTCGAGATGACGTACCAGAAGGAGCCGGACAACGTGCTCTGGTGCGTGCTCAAAGATGGCAGCCT